ATGACCGACTACGACGACATAGCCGAACAGGTAGCAGATGCAGACGCAAACCCAAACATCAACTCTATTTTGCTGCACATTGATTCCCCAGGCGGAACCATTACGGGGCTTCCCGAGTTGGCCGCGAAACTGCGCAACGTCAGCAAACCATTGGTGGCATACACCGAAGGCACAGCCGCCAGCGCCGCATATTGGATAGCGAGCCAAGCGGACAGTGTGCTTCTTAGCGAGAGCGCCGAGGTGGGGAGCGTTGGAGTTTACGTGGCGCTTTTAGACCAAACCGAATACCTGCGCCAAATGGGGCTAAAAGTCAACGCAGTCAGCGCAGGAGAAAACAAGCTGGACTATGCTGACTTCAAGCCACTGAGCGAGGAAGCGCGGGAGCGGCTGCAAGCAAACGTCAACAAGTGGCACGAACGCTTTAAGGAAGAGATAAACAATAAACGCACAGTGCCTCAATCCAGTATGACCGGCCAAACCTACGAGGGAATGGAAGCGGTTGAAGCTGGGCTTGCTGACGGTGTGGTGAACGATTTGAACGAAGTCATTGGGTTGATGGCAAATTTATAAACACATGAAAACAATACTCGATTTAGTAAAAGCAAACGTAGAGTTGTCAAATTTGGCTGGCAAGCTGGACGAAGCAACTGCTGCGAACCAAACACTGCAAACCCGCCTTGAAGAAGCAAGCGCTTCTCATGCTGCGGAAGTTGCCAAACTGGGCGCACAACACGCCCAAGACATAGAAAGCCTTGAAAGCAAAATCAAGGTTTTGGAAGAGACCAATTTGCTTCTTGAAGAGCAGCAAAAGAGCGCAGACGAAAAGGCCGTTGAAATTGCGGCAAGCGTTGGCGTAGACGCTCCAGTTGAGGAAGCCACCGAAGAGGAAGCACCGGCATTGAGCCTTGAGGCGCTATGGCAGCAATACAATGCCATAGAAGGCAAAGATGAACGCCGCGCTTTTTATCTAAAAAACATCAAAAACAAACACTAGAAATATATGGCTAACACACTCAACGGCATTAATTTGGCCGCAGTAGCCGAGCAAAGTCTTGACTACTTATCAACACAATTTCATCCATTGCGAGCATTTGCTCGTGATTTTTCTGATGAAATTTCTGGGCAGGGGGAAAGCGTAACCACTCGCGTTCCTTCCAGCATGACCGCATCTGACCTCTCAAGTGGCTACACTGCCAGCGATGTCACCAGCACAGCGAAGACCATCACCTTGAACAAATTCAAGGGTTACAGCATGGCCTTCACCGACATGGAAGTTTCCAAAAGCGGAAATTTTGATTGGCTGTCTTCCGTCTTCCTGGCACCCGCTTTGGAAGTCACGCTTGACGCCGTCATGGACGATTTGCTGGCATTGGTTCTAAACGCAAACTACACCGCCAACGAAGTCATTACCGCCGCCAACTTTGACGCTGACGAAGTAGCCGATTTGGCCGCAGATTTGACGACTGCCAAAGTGCCAAAAAGCGAGCGCGCCCTTATTCTGCCGCCTAGCTACTATGCCAGCGTGCAGAAGGATGCCATCGTTCAGGACGCTTCCAGCTATGGCGCAGCATCGGCGGTTCAGGAAAACGCTGCTCAACGTGTTCACGGTTTCAGCCTCTACGAATACACCGGCATTCCAACAAATAGCGAGAACTTGGCAGCCATTGCGCTGCATCCGTCCGCTTTGTTGCTGGCTGCCCGCACACCTGCCGCGCCTGCGGACGGTAGCGTAAACGTTCAAGACATTGTTGACCCATCAACCGGGTTGCCTATTCAGTTGCGCACATTCTACGACAACGTGGCCGGCAAGCACTACCTGACAATGGGCGTTCTCTATGGTGTAGCCGTTGGCAATGGGGCCGCACTCAAGCGCATCAAATCCGCTTAATTAATATGAGCAACACACTGGCAGGAGTTACACTCGAACAGGTCAGCGAGCAAACGCTTGATTTGTTAGGTGATAATTTTTGGATGTTCTCGCTGTTTGCACGCAATTTTAGCGACAGCATCCGAGAGCGTGGGGACCGCACAATCACCCGCGTTCCTGCCAGTGTTTCAGTGCTTGATTTGTCCAATGGCTATACGGCCGGCGATGTGACAAGCACCGAAATCGAAATTGAACTTTCGAATTTTAAGGGCTTTTCAATGGCGTTTACGGAGTTTGAAATCTCCAAAGCAAAAAGCGCCACCATACTCGAACGCGTTTTCACGCGTCCAGCCATTGACGCCACAGCAAAAGCAGTCGCCGACGATTTACTGGCGCTTGTTACGCCATCAAATTTCCCAGCCAAACAAGTGCGCACCGCCGTCAATTTTGATTCCGATGATTTAGCAGATGCGGCGGCAACCATGACGACAAACAAAGTGCCGCGCGGCTTGCGGAGCTGTATGCTTAACCCACAATACACTTCCAGCTTGTCAAAAGATGGGGCTATCGGGGTTGCAAGCGCATTTGGAAATCCGCTTCCGATTCAGGAAAACGTCATTTCCACCGTCCACGGTTTTGGTATTTCCGAATATCAGGGCATCCCAACGGCAAACAATTTACAAGGCTTTTACGCGCACCCAAGCGCTCTTTGCATAGCAGCGCGACAGATTGCGCGACCAACTTATGGCGGCGCGGAAATACTTGACGTTATAGAGCCGCGCACAGGTTTGCCTATACAATTTAGAAAATTTTTCAGCCCGCGCGAGGGTAAGTATTACATCACTTGCGGCATACTTTATGGAGTTGCAAAAGGGCTAACAAATTCACTGATTAGAATCACCGACATTTAAAAACATGATTATCAAACCTTCATTTTGCGTCGGCATTGACGCCAGCGGAGCGCCTCACATTATCGCAATCGGGGACGCTGAGACATGCAAGCAAGCGTTCACCAACGAGCGCGAAAATCCCAGCGGCAAATATGTCAGCGCTGCCGTTTACCGTAAGCCGCCATACTGGAAACGCGCCGACATTGCCATTTCGGAAAAGCCCAAAAAGACTTCCAGCAAAAAAGGGTAGTAAAAACGGGCGGCGCTTAGGTTTTTGGTTATCCTGGGCGCCGCCATTTCCCTATGGCAAACAACCGCATCATAAATCTGCGCAGCGGGTGGCTTTACGAACAAGCCGACCACCAAACGCCGACCACGTTTACAATAGTGAGCGAGGGTTACACATTTGCCGCTGGTGAAACCATTTTTAGGGTCACTGCTGACGCGGCACAATACGGCGCGAGCGCTTATACAGTGCAGCGGACCAACGAAAGCGGTGAGTGGGAAGACGCATACACAGTCACGCTTAACGTCCCAGACGGAAGCGGCACAACGCGCACCGATTGCTTCCACAGCGTTTCCCATAAAAACCCAGTGCCGCACACCCAATTTCAAAGCAGCTACACCATCGAAAAAGGCGCCGCCCATACGCGCCAAGCGTTCGAGCAGCAATTGGCATTGGAGAAAATCCAAGGCGTTACTTTTGATTATCAAGGAAATATTTTTCGCGGCATGTTGAGTGGCAACACTGAGACGCGCCAACTCGAAGACGGTGGTTTACTTGAAGGCTATGACGTGACGCTAACCAGCTCGCGCCTGCAATGGGTAAACGCATCAGTGCAACCCATAGTTGGCGCCACAATAGCCAACAATGGCAAGCGATACAAAATTGAAAACATCGTTACGCTGGGAAGCGCGTTTGAATTTGGGCTTATGAAAAAGCAATGATTAAGCTGGAAGTAAACACTGCGAGAATCAACAAAGTGCTTGATGCATACATCAAACACAGCGGGCGAAATTTTGGCAACGAAGTAAATAAGCGAGCTTTTAACATTGCTCTGAAAGCTGCCAGCAAAACGCCCAAAGTGAGCGCTCAGAAAATCAGGAGAGAGATGATGAAAGGCGCAAATGTTCAACCCGCAAAAAGCGGCGGAAAAAAGAAACGCGTTCCATTGGCCGCCATTTTGACGAATTACCACAGAGGCAAGCAGGGCAAGAAAGGGCTTTGGGGGAAACCGATGCAAAAAGCCGTTGACCGCGCCATTGAACACAGGGTGGCGGGACGCGCATTTATGGCGGCGGCATGGTTAGGAGTAGCGCATGACATTGGTCCATTTGTTTATCCTCGTCGCCGTGTCAGGTCTCGCGCTCCAGTAATCGGAAAGCCAAAAGGTAAAGGCCGCCCAGAAAAACGCATTTCACCTTTGAAGCCAACTGCGAGCGGAGAACATGGCTCTTCAGCAAGCAGCAACGTCAGGGGCGCCAGAAAAGCGCTGAGAACCGCAATGAATGAGGAAACGCGCGACATGCTCAAATACTTGCGCAGGAAAATTCCTAAAGAAATCAAGACCATCGACAGAACTGGAAGCACCAGTTCATTAAAAATAGGATGAGCTACCGAAGCCAAGCAGAAGAAACGATTAAGGACTACCTCGAAGCGCTTGTAAGCGTTCCTGTTTATACAGGCACCAGCGACCAAGTCAAGGAAATGCCTTGTGTCGTTGTCGCATTTACGGGCGGCACAGAAAACCCTCCGCGAACTGGCAACATGGATTTGAGCGTGGAGATTAGCATCTCCAGCGAAATAGGGGAGGAAGCGCAACCTGGCGCTATGGCGACACACAACGAGATTGTGGACGCCATCGAGGAAGCGATTATTTACGCCGACTTAATGGCCATCAATCAAACATCTACGGATTTGCACATTTTTGGAATCAACGAAATTTCAGGCATCGAGCGTGACACTGACGGAAGCATTTTGACAGAGCGCATTTCTTTTTCAATGGCCGCAGCATTGGGCGATTTTTAACAATTAAATATAAGCAAAACTATGGCAAAATTTACAAAAGGAACGCCGATAACTTTCGGCACACATACACCGGTTACGGCGGGGAGTGCAAATCCTAAGGGCGTTGTTTCTCTTGAAATTATAGACGACAGCAGCGGCAGCGATACAACACTTTTTCGCGGAGAAATGTATGCAAGTGAAATCAGGTTAAGCTACGAAGCCGACACAAACCAGTCAACAAATGGAGACGGAGAGGTGGTTAGCCATTGCACATACAATCAGCGGAAAGTTTTAAATTTGACGGGTGTCATACTTTCCAACGCGGTCGCTAATTCTGTGCCATCAGGAACAGACGCCACCATAGACAAAGCGAACTCAATGTTTGCCGCGCATTATTATGCGGGGTGCAGACTAAAAATAAACCATCACGAATGGAGCGAAATTAACGCGCGTGACACACCGCCCACATCTGAAAACAATATAGGCTCTCAAAGCGGAGGCTTGGGAGATTTTACCATCACCAGCGCAGAAAAAACGCGCAGCAGTGCATCCTATGCTGAGTGGTCTATATCAGCCATTGAATATCTGAACGTTGTCCACGGCGGCGCCGACACTACCACCAACTAATGACTAACATTTGGGCAGAAACTTGTGCGCCAGGTCACCATTACGTGGCCGGCGCTAAGTTGCGCCCATTGTCATTTGGTCACGCTCTACTAATGGAGCGCATCGGCCTTAACGATATAATAACGCCACTTGAATTCCATTGCTTTATCGGCATTTGCTCGCGCACGTATGAGCAAGCCGTCAAATGGTTGGGTTGGTATTTATCGCCTGTTGGTCAATGGTATTACGCACGAAAACCAATGCCGCGCGACAAAAACGCGGCACTTGCCGAAGCGATGGAATACGCTTTGCAGGCTCAACAATTGCCCGAACTATTAGGCAGCGAGGATAGCGTTGAAGCTGGTGCGCGTTATGGTGCGCCGTTGCTGCAAATTATCCGCTCAACAGCTTTAGAGCATTTGAATTATCAGCCCGACAAAATCAATGATGCGCCTTTTGGGCAATTGGTCTGGGATATATTGGCAAGGAACGAAATGCGTGGCGGGGCAAAAATCATACACGGCGAACTTGCCGCAGGATTAGCAGCTTTGCAGCAACTTCAACAAACACGAACGGAGGCGCAAACTTGAGCTTTTTAAATTTCAAACTTGGGCTAGACATCCGCGCATTCAACGCAGGCATAACCAAAGCACGCGCCAGCTTTAACAGTTGGAGCAAGGACGCCATAAAAGGCGTCGGTGGCCAAATCGCTGGTGCAATGGCGCTGGAAAATGTAGTGCGAAGCGTTGGCGGCCTTTACAGGGACGCTGCACAAATACAAAGAGAAGCGTTTGCGCTGGGGATTTCCACTGACGAATATCAGGCGCTAGGAAAGCAAGCGCGTTTAGCTGGTGTGGATGTGCAGGATTTGGTTGATGCAATGAACGACCTAAACGTTCGGCAATACGACGCCATCGATGGCAGTAAAGAAATGCAAAAAATATTTGAGCGCTACGGTGTCACATTTGAAGAGGGTGCAAAAAGCATTCGACAGCCAATGGACCTTTTCCGCGAGTTTGCCACGGGCATGGCAAAAAGCGGATTGTCACAAGGGCAAATTTTGCGCGACCTAGACGAGACCATGAGCGACACAGGCAAGCGTTTAGCGTTTGGAGTTATGCAAGGCTTTTTCGAGAACTTGGACTTGAGCGGCGTGAGATACAAAGGCGAACAAATCGGGGAATTTGCATCAGCTTATAGGGAACTTGAGCAGACAAAGGCCGATATTGCCGACTATAGCGTTTATGCGATGAAATACTGGTCAGACCTAATAGGCAGCGGATTGGGTTCGTATATGGGCGCCGTAACAACCGCACCGCAGGAGCGACAGTCCGCTTTAATGCAGCGCAAGCTGGATGAACGACTCGCAGAACAAACTAAAACCTTGAAGTCAATTGACACCAACACCAAGCCGTTAATTTTCCGATGAGTCTACAATTCCGAGGAACAACAGCGCTGACCGTTGAAAACATCGAACGCAGTTACAGCGAGAGCAACGGATGGGAGAGCGTTTATCGCTACAAGGGCCAATGGGCAAGCATCGACGCGGCAAAAACTAATGCGGCATACGTTGGCAACGCCTCGCGCGTTAACGTGCAACAGGAGCCTGGCGGCTACGGTGTGCTTGAGGTAACGTTTGCAAGCCTCGATAACAGCCTGGAGCAAACAACAACCGACACGCCAGACACCGACAACTGGACATTCACGCCTTACAAGGTACAAAAATACGTCTGGGAAGCGCCCTATTTCAACGTGCTAAATGACGCGCGCATAACGAGCGGAAGTAATTTGCCAGGGCACAAAAAGCGCTTGCTGATGGCCGTCGAAGCATACAAGGCGACATCCCAATCAAATGCTTCAAGCAACGATTTCACAAACCCCAGCGAAGTTGCCGACTTTATTACTTACATTGACTCAGTGAGCGGCTTAACTGCATCGCAAAAACAAGCAGCGCGTGACCTTTGCTGGATGCTTATCAACGATGTGGAAACCTACGAAGTGAGCAAATACAGCTTGCGGAATACGCGCATAGTGCCAGCAAACACTACGCTTGCAGTAAACCACATTTACACCGGCTACCAGTGGACAACAAACAGAGTTGTTGATTTGATTTTAAGCCAAAAAGTAAGCGTCACAAAGTATGCAATTTGCGGCGATTTGCTGACGCAGTTTAACGGCACGTATTGGCGCAAAGAAGCGCCAGTTATCAATGAGCTGACAGGCGGGAAGTTTGAAATCGTGCAGGAGTTCACAAACTTTGACGATGGAGAGCTAAACTATTTATTGCACCCAATTTTCTCATGAGATTTCGACGATTAAGCCAGTTTTCAGTGCGCGGCATTTTGGATTCAATTCGCGCTTTGCAGGAAGCTGTTGAAGCTCTACAGCCGCAAAAATCAAGCGGCACGCTTATTGACTACAGTCCCCAAGGCGTAAACATTCGCGCATCAAAACTAGCCCGCACAAGTGGCGGCGGCGCAGCACCGACGACAGACCAGCCAGCGCGGTGGCAGTGAGAAAAATACACATTTTGCATATATATATTAGAAGGCTCTAGTTAGCACTAAACTAAATTTGGAGATATTTTATGGGAACAGAAAAATTCATGGCATTTAAGGAGGACGGTACAGCATACCGCCTCAAAGGGCGCATTCTGCGCTTCCTGGACAACGAACCAGTCAGCGATGCTGACAAATCAAACATTCGCACAACGCTAGGCATCACGGGGCAGGGCGGACTTGGAGATTTGCTAGCGGCAAATAACTTGGACGATGTTGCAAACGTAGACACGGCCAAAACGAACCTACAAATCCCCGACATAGGCACAGGTGCAAACGAAGTGCCGCTTTGTGGATTTTTGGGGAGTGGCGCATTCCGTGAAAACGACTGTATCGTCACTGAGCATACTAGCGTTGGGACGGACGCTGGTGGAGTGGCTGTGAATTTTTACGCAAACAATACTAAGCTATATTGCGTGAAAAACGGTCCAGTTGTCAGCGTCACTGGACGCTTAATGGTGCAAACAACCAGTGCTACCAATAACCTGCGATTCACGCTTCCGTATGTAGTTGGCGATTTTGGAAACGCAAGCGGAAACGGTTTTGCGAGCGTTGGTATACTTGACAGTTCAGCAGGGACATTCACCGCTGGTTACGCCACGTTTGAAGAGGGGAACGACTACGTGCAAGTTCGGCACACGCCCGAAGCGAATGACGAATATTACATCTCTTTTACTTACCACACTAACGCATAACGCATAACGCATATGAGCTATTCAAATTCATTTCCAACCCAACGCCCCACGCTCAACCTAGACTTTGCGAATTCGGGCAAACTCGACTCGCGCATCAGCTACAGTCGTTCCAGCACGGGGACGGCGTTAAGCTCAGAGCGGCATTTGAGTTCTGAAAATTTGATTCCGTATTCAAATGATTTGTCGCAAAGCGTTTGGACGAAGCGAAACTTGACAATCCCAGCTACCAATATAACAGCACCAGACGAAACCTCAACAGCATCTAGTTTACTGGAGACCACGGCAACGTCTACTCACGATTTTTACGAAGAATTTGCTGCTGTATCTGGTGCGAGCTACACTTTCACGCTTTACGCAAAAGCCAACGGGAGGGACACTTTTATTGTGTCTCCTCAAGCGACATCGACTATTGCCTCAGTCGTATTTGACTTAACGGCAGTAACCAGCACGGTCGTTTCTGGGTCTGCGGACAGTCACAGCATCACAGCAATTGGCTCTACGGGTTGGTATAAGCTTCAAGTGACAGTGACGGCAACTGGGTCTGGAACTGGTTTTTTACAGACCTACTTCAGAGTGGGCGGTTCGACCACTTATGCTGGTGACGCTACTAAAGGCGCATACATATGGGGTTGCCAAGTCAGCTCAACTGGCGAGACAGTTCTCAACGAAACAAGCGGACAAATACATCGCGAATATGCTCCCACGTTAAAAACAGCTTCTGCCAATGAGCCGCGCTTTGAATACACGGCTGATGGTGAGTCAGAGGGTTTGCTGATTGAAGCGAGTGCAACCAATTTACTCCCCTACGGTCATAACGGCTACAATTCAGGCGGCATTTTTTCGATGACGCTGGTCGATTTGAGTGCGTCTCAAAATGCAGCAGTCAGTCCGAGCGGACTGCTGGACGCTACGTTGCTCACCGATACGGGTGGCCTCACACAGCACCGGATTGACACGGCTGTTTCGGGTTTGGATACTTCGAAAAAATACACGCTCAGTGGATATTTTAAAGCGACTGGAACGACGACTGGTTTTTCGTTGCGAATCGCATCCGGAAACACCTACGGGGCTGAATTCAACTTTAGCACGGGGTATGTAAGTGCCTACGGAATAGCACCGGATAGCTATACATTTGAAACAGTTGGCAATGGCTGGGTTCGTGTAAGTATTACTGCGCCACTCGACCTTAGCACTGCCACACTACGCATCAACACTGGTCGAGGGGATGTTCAATCTGACGATTATTCGGGAATGCTTTTTTACGGACTGCAATTTGAGGAGGGGTCCGCACCGAGTTCAGTGCTGCTGACTTCTGGCTCGACTGTGACCCGCTCTGCTGACTCCTGCTCAGTTGCTACTGCTGACTTTGGATACACTGGAGGACCAATGAGCATTGTCATTGAGACTCCAGCAGGTGCTGGTGCGGGGTATATTCCGTATCTATTCTCATTGACCGGTGGCGACCAAAATTTTTACGCATTCAAAAACACAACCACGGCATCAGCCAGCGATGACTGGCGGTATCAAGTGGGTGGAACGGGAACCACTGTCAGTGGTTCTGCTGGGAGTGATACAGTCGCGATTCGCTGGGACACGGGAGATGTTAAAGCTCAGTTTTCTGCTGGAGTTAGTAGCACAAATAGTGGTGCGGTTGAGACTGCTTTTACTGGCTTAAAAATCGGTCAGTCCCCAGCAAACCTATATCAGCTTAACGGCAATTTAAAGCGACTCAGTTTGTATTCAGTCGCGCTTTCTGACACTGAGCTGGCGGCATTAGTGGACTAACAATAACAACTGACTACGAATCAAATGACATTCACAGACCTATACTTAAAATTCGCGGACGAAGCTGAAATGCGCTCCGTGCTTTTTGAAAAAGTGCCAACGGAATGGGACCGAAGCGACCCAGAAAACCCAGTGGCAACAGCGTGGGAGGAGCGGCAGTTATTCCGCAACACGGACATAATTGGACTCATTGTTGACACGCCAGCGGTGCTAAATGAAGAGGGCGAAGTTATCACCGAAGCAACTTTTGTTGATGGTTTCCATGTCAACATTCGCGCGGTTGGGGAAGACACGGCATCTCTCGATGCATACAAAGTGGACCCGGAGCCAAACACTCCCGCTAGAGTTTGGGCGTAAGAATGCAAAACGGGTGGGCAGAAAACTTGAAAGTGTCGCTTGTCGGGGCGGTAGGTTTTACCGTCACCGGCAGCACCCTTGACGAGTGGCTGCGGCTAGGCATCGCATTTGCCACTCTGGTTTACATGGGGTTTAAAGCTGCAAGTGCGGCGCGAAATTATTTTAAAAACGAAAATGAAAAAGTGGATTGAACTAGCCTTTTTATGCACTGCAATTATCACCTTGAGCGGGTGCAGCACACTTGAAAAAGCCACCGGCTGGGCGCTTGAGCAGGACGTGCAAACGCAAATTGTGGACGGCAAAGAAATAACTTCCACCAATTGGGTGGTGCGGCCATCTGTTGAAAACGGTTTGCGCATCACTGGCAGCATAATCCCTGGCGCTGGCGGCTTTTTAAGCGAAGGCATTATTGCAGCTCTGGCAGCGTTTGCCGCTTATCGCGGGCGCCAATGGAAGAAGGCCGCGGTGGATGCGGTGGACGCTGGTCAACAATTCAAACGCGCACTGGACAAAACAAATGGCAAAGCAAAAATTGCCGACATCGTGAGCGGCTTAAAAACACAGCAAAAATCAAACGGCACTTTTGCTTTCATTAAAAGCATACTAGAAAAAATTTAATATGGCAGCCTCAGAAATTTCTACATCAATCTTTCGTGACTTTTCAACAGCCACTTACGGCAACCAAGGATTAAACGCGACCGATGCGACCGAATACACTATCTTGACAAGCGGCAGCGGAAATGGTGTTAAGTTTCAGTTTTCGCAAGCGGGCTGGATGCTGCTTTACAATAGCAGCGGCGGCAGCATCACCTATACGGTACTGCTACCAGAGCCTGCACAATACCAAACCTTGGGCGTCACGTTTACCGACAAAACTATTTCGGTTGGTGCTGGGCAAATCCATTTGGTTAGCCTGGATAGCCGATACAAACACGATGATGGTTTCATTTACGTTGAAACCAACACCAGCAGCGCCGCCCATTTGCAAGTGGTAAAACGCTACACAATAAGCTAGATTGCGCTTATGGCGCTACAATACACACGCGCGGCGACCGTAGCAAAAGGCGCCGCGATAACATCGAGCCAATGGAATAAACTCTGTGACGCGTTCAACGACCGCTTGCTTGGCGGCGTCGGGGATTGTTCCTATCGTATCCATTATTTTTGGCATTCCCTGTTTCGCAACCTACGACAAAACAATGGCCTCCTGTATGCGCCAGAAGATGAATGGTGGAAAATCTACGCGCATGTGCAGCCAGACGAGGCTACCTTCCCAACAGCAAGCGCAGGAGACCCCGAAGGCGCATTTTTAGGCAACCCAATCAACGGATTCGTTTTCGGCAACAGCGACCAAGATATAAAAAGCGAAGCGGGGCGATTGTCTTGGGATGGCGTTGACGAAACAGGTATCTTACTGCACAACGTAGCAGGCGCACCAGCTACCGATTCCGAAAAATGGGACATAGGGCGCTATCAGCGCGGAGTTGTTGACGGCGCCAACACGAGCGACCTGTCGCTTGCCAACGCTTTTCAAGCCGCGCGAGGCCATTTTACTTTTGGTTTTTTTAGGTGGTACCAACGCGCATACGGTGGCTTTTTGCCTAAACCTGCATATCTTGGACAATGCGCAGACATGCCCGACTTCCCAAGCTACGGCCTAAAATTTACGAACACCACCACCAGCACAACAACCAGTTATTCCACTTGCCCAGGCGTTGCTGGCGCTGTTTTTTCTTGGTGGCGCACTGCCAGAAACTACGTTCTGCTCAATTGGGATGGAACAATAACATATTTACCAACGGACGAATATGTGGAGGGGCCTTACGATGGTGAATTCGACGACGCCGCACTTGAGCATCCAAACGGCGAACAACTAGCACTAGCGCTTAACTATTTCATCGAGCCATTTCGAGGCACTGCCGCAGAGCAAGCGGCCAGCGGCTACAAAGTGCAAGACAAGGCTTTTGATTTTGAAGGGTTTTTTACGCGGCAATATTATTTGGCGCCAGCATACGGAGAAGACGATGGCACCGGAACAGTAGAAGCGACATATGAGCGTTTTGAGTTCAATAATGCGTACGGCGCTGGAAGTTACGGAAGCCTGCCTGTTAGCGGCTTTCAATATTACAACATACATAGCGGTTTTGTTTTGGCTGGTGTTTTGGCTTTTCGCACAGCCGGAAGCGGCGACAAAGAATTTGCAATTGAAGTGGACGGGAGCGAAATAGGGCGCCTCACAATTGCCAACGGCGACGACAGCGCAAGCCTATGGTTTGAAGCGCCAGCAGGCGGCCAGGTTAAAGTTAAAACCATTAGTGGCATGGGTGCCACCGATGAAACATATGTTGAGATTGCCGAGCTGCTAGAATACCTGCCAGAAAACGAGGACGCTTATTTGGTGCTACGTTGCGCCAGCGCGGACAACTCTACCAATGACGCGGAAGGCACTAGCACAACTCAACCCAAAGATATATCTGATGCATATTTTCGCCACGGCATGATTTACAACGGCAACCGCGAAGATGTTCAGGATGATACAGTTTCGCTTAACAAAAACCCAGTTTATCGCAGCGTTGCCGAAAAAGTGCGGGAGCGTTTGCGCATGGTAGACAGGCACGGTCTAGTTGGCTACGAGGTTAGCAACAACAAAAGCATTCTATATTTCAACCGTCGCGCTTTTGGTTTGTCTTATGCCGACCAATTTGAAGGCATCGGTCCATCACCTGACGCAGTGGTTAGCGGCGCCATACAGAGCGGCGTTGAATACACAGTAACCGGCGGCACCAGCATCACCTACAACGGCGCTACCGTAGCAACAGGCGCTCAGTTTACTGGCGTTTTTGGCGTTAAAACCTACGCCAAAACAGCGGGCACAGAATCGGTTTTTGAATACGAAGGCATACGCAATACAGCACCCGAAGGCGGCTATGACAACAGGTGGTCTATGTTTATGCAGAGCATGAGCTATCAAGCCGCCAGCGGCAGCGCATACAAACCGGACGCTTATACCGACGTTATTGGATGGGGCCATGACAGGTGCGCAATGTTTTCAGATGACTGGACAAACATCGCTGGCGCTGGAACGCCGCCAGGCAAAGAAATTTTGCCATTTGTCACGCCTTATCCTGGCGCTTATTTGCAGCGCAGCGAAAACCCCACAGGCTACCGTTATTTGCTAAACACGCACGAACCACCGGACGCATACAGCTCGACGAGCAACTTAATTACAGCGGCCAATGGAACCGACTGCGACACACT